TTATTTAATGCTATGAAACTTAATGATCAAATTGATCGTATCTCTTGGAACGATAATTTATATACTAAAGGTAATTTTGAGTGGGTTGGAGATAGGGAGACAGGTTATGTAGAATTTAAACCAATGGCAAACGGGAGATTTAAAGTTGCTTACTTATTCGATGACAAAAATGACGCAAATATTGTAATAAAAAGAGGAAAGAATTATTTGCCTACAAGAAAAAATGAGTTTGTTATTGGCTGCGATCCATATGATCACGACAGTACTGTAGATCAAAGGAGATCTAACGGAGCCTTCTATGTATACAAGAAGCACAACTCAGTATCAAATTTTTATGACAGTTCGTTTATAGTTGAATACATTTACCGACCAAGTACCGCAAGACAATTTTACGAAGATGTTTTAAAGTGCTGTCATTATTATTCTTGTCAACTTCTTTTTGAAGACAACAAGATTGGTATAAAGAATTACTTTGAAGATAGAGGTTATACCTCTTTTTTAATGTATTTGCCTGGTAGTGCAAAACCTGGTATGAGTGGGTCTGTGAGAACACATCAACAAATAGCAGAAGTGACTGAAGATTATATAGAAAATAATATAGAAAGAGTTTGCTTTCCGGAATTATTAAAAGACTGGTTAGAGTTTGATATAAGTAAAACAACAAAATTTGATGCAGCAATGGCAGCAGGGTACACTCTTATAGCAGATAAAAATATTCTATTAAGAAATTTTCACGCAAAAGGAAATCTAGTAGAAGCAAAAACAATGTTTAAAAAGTTTAAGGTCGGATGATAAAAAACGAAACTAAAGCAAACTATCCAAGCCATAATTTAGACCCAATTCAAAAGGATAAAGACTGGTGTTTGTCATATGCAAAAGCAGCATGGTTTGATTATACAAATCATGGTACACAATCATTTAATAATAATCGTGGCTCTTATGCTAAAATTAAAGATTATGCACAGGGAAATCAGTCAGTAAACAAATACAAACAACTATTAAATGTTGACGAATCTGATAATGAAAGTTGGTTTGCTATTGATTGGACTGTACTTCCTATAGTTCCAAAATTTAGAAGAATAGCACTAGGTAAATTAAACAAGACAGAATACAATATTACAGCCACACCAATTGATGCTATAGCACAAGCAGATATAGAAGACTACTATAAGCGTACTAAGGCAAAAATGGATTTAAGACAATCTATCTCCAAGACCGTTCCAGGAATGGAGGAATTTAGTGCGTTAAAAAAAGCCCCAAAAGATCCTGAAAATGATGAGGAACTGGAGATGCACATGAATTATACCTTTAAGCACAATGCCTCTATTGAAATGGAGCAGGGTATTGACCTTGTATTTCATACAAATGGAATGGATGAAAAACGAAAGCAAGTAATGGAATATTTATTTGATTTTGGTGCTGCGGGATATAAAGAGTATATAGATAGTAATGGTGCTGTTAAAATTAGAGTAGTAAACCCATCTAAGTTATTAATATCTCATTGTAATAAAAGAGATTTTTCTGATAAGATACACATGGGAGAGATTACGGAAATGTCTATTTCTGACTTAAAACAGAGGGCAGGTAATCAATTCAATGAAAAAGAATACCAAGATATTGCTGAAAGGTTTTCAGGAAGAAAAGGATCTACAAGGATGAATACATCCAATAAATTATTTTCAAAGAATTACGATGACAGTAAGATACTTGTATTGGAGATGGAATTTTTCTCTGTTGATCAAATGGTGCATGAATCTAGAACAGATAGAAGAGGGAACAAGAGATTTGGTAGAGCAGGTTATAATAGCCAAAACAAAAGAAAAAACAAGTATGTAAGGTCTTCGTATAAAACCGTATACAAAATATCATGGATTGTTGACTCAGATTATTGTTATGATTATGGATTGTGTAATGACATGAAAAGAGTAAAGTCCAAGTTAATGGATACTGACCTTTCTTATCATTTGTTTTCTCCAGATTTCCATAACATGAAGCCATTAGGTATAATGGAACAATTAATACCTATTGCTGATCAAATACAAATATCATGGTATAGACTTCAAAATACGATTAATCAAGCGAGACCTAAAGGTATCATGATTGAACTCGGAGCCTTAGAGGATATTCCTTTAGGATCAGGAGGTCAACAAATGAAGCCAATGGATGTTATTGACTTGTTTAATAAGACAGGTACATTAGTTTATAGAAAGAATGATATTGGTGGAAAGGCAACAAACTATAAACCAATAGAAGAATTAGAGAACGGTTTAGGTCGAGATGCTATGACGTACTACCAGGTGATTCAGAATAATATTGAAATGATTAGACAGATCACTGGTCTTAATGAATTTACTGACGGTTCTACACCAGATGCTAGGTCTTTAACTACAACTGCTAAACTAGCAGCACAAGCAACTAACAATGCTTTGGCTCACATAGAACAAGGTGAAAGATATTTACTGGAAAATTTAGCGGCATCTGTAATTATAAGATTGCAAGATAGCGTGAAGAAAAACCCAATTGAAGGATATGTAAGGTCTTTAGGTAATAAATCTATGGAGTTCTTTAAAATGTCTCCATCTGTTGGTAAGCACGAATTTGGCGTTAAAATTGAAGATAGACCGACTGAAGAGCAGAAACAAAGATTAATGCAGATTCTACAAGGTAGTGTTGCACAAGGACAAGTTGACTTTGAGGATGCTGTTTATATTGAGCAAATAACAAACCTTAAGCAGGCACAGCAAGTTCTTGCTTACAGGATGAAAAAGAAAAGAGAAGAGGCTCAGGCTAATGCGGAAAGACAACAGCAAATGAATGGTCAAATTCAACAGCAGTCTGCTCAAGCAGCAGAACAGTCTAAACAACAGACTTTGCAAATGGAAATGGAAATGAAAATGCAGATGGAAAAAATGAAGGCTGAGTTAGCGTCTAAATTACAGAAAGAAAAGTATGAATACGAACTAGAAATAGAAGGTATAAGACAAGCATCAAACATTGAAAGAAATGCAATGGATAATCTTCCTACTAAAGAAATGGGAGTGAAGATGATGGAACAACCTGAACAACAATAGTATAAATTAACAAACAACAAAACAAATTATAATTATGGAAGAAGAATTTGATTTATCGGAAGTCAAAGTTATTGACGACAATGGTGAGGCTCAACCTGTGGATATTCCACAAGAAGAAAAGCCTGAGACAGAATCCCAAGAAACAGAGGTAGAGAATACCTCTGAAGAAGAAACAGAGGTAAAAGAACCAGAGCAAGATGATCCGAAGCCAGAAGAGGAATCGGCTAAAGATGAAGAGACTTCTGATGAAGATAAAATAGGAAAACCAGACGAGTTGTTCAGTCAACTTGACGAAATATCTAAGGATTTAAGCAACGGTAAAGCGGAAACCTTAGAGGACTTTTTTGAAGAGTACAAAAGAATGAGAGATTCATCAAGTGCTCAATTTAAAGATGACTACATTAAAAATGCGGTCGAATATTACAATAAAACTGGAAACCTGACTCCGTATCTAGAGGCAACTTCAGTTAACTATTCAGAAATGTCTGACGAACAGGTCATGAGACGTGACCTAGAACAGGCTAACCCTACACTTTCAAAAAAAGCAATCGAGAGATTGTATACTAGGGATATAGTTGACAAGTACTCTTTAGACGAAGACAAATTTGATGAGGATGAGGTAGAACTTGGTAAGGAACTTCTGTCAGCAGATGCAGCCAAACTAAGAGACAAGTATGTTGACGAACAGAAAAATTTTACTCAACCTGTTAAAGACCAAACTGAAGAAACTGAAACTGTAAACCAAGAGGAGCAACTTGCTCAATGGACAGAAACTGTTTCATCTCATGAAACAACTAAAGACGTGATGGAAAACAAGCGAATTTTAGTTTCTTATGGTGATGAAAAATTCTCTTATGAAGTCGAAAACCCGGAATCGTTACAAGAAATGACTATCGATAACAATAAGTTTTTTGATTTGTTTAAAGATGATAAAGGTGTTGTTGATTTTGACAAGTGGTATCGTGTATTGGCTTACGCTTCAGACCCTGAAGTTTATGATTCGTCCCTTATTTCTCATGGACAAGAACTAGGACAAGAAAAAGTAGTTTCTGATTTAAAGAATCCTACTGCTCCTACAAAAAGTTCAAAAGATTATAAAACATCATCAAGTCCTTTTGAGGGGTTGTTTGGTGCTCTGAGTAGAGGTGACTCAGATGTAAAAATAATTCGTTAATTAAAAAATAAATATTAAAAATGGAAAATTCAAGTTATATTAGTTCTCTATCATTCCTACAACATTCATTTGTACAAGGACGAGAGATCTTATCAAGCGTCTTAGACGTTCAAAACGAAGAGGAAGGATTCCTTGACGTAATGCAGGCACTAGGTAAATTAAAGCCAGTTAGCCAACCAGTATACCACGCTTTTGTAAATGAAGCATTGTATAAAGACAACACTATCACAATTTCTGAAGCAGGTTCAGGTACAGGGAAACAATCAGGTATCTCAACTTCTGCAATTGGAAATGCTCGTGTTGGTGATTTAATGATGGGTGCTTCAGGAGAAGTATACTTAATTACAGCAATCTCTGCAACTAGTGAGGTTACTTTTGTAGCAGTAGATGGTGCAGGTGTTGCAACTGATTACAATGCATCTGGAGACAAATTTGTTGTTTTCTCTAATGCACAAGGTGAAGGATCTGGATCTCCAGACCCAATCAAGTATGGTCTTACTAAGCAGTCTAATAGAGTGCAAATCTTTAAAAACAAATACAGAATTTCTGATGTTGCAAAAGCGTCTAAAATTACTGTTGAGTATAAAGGAAAGCCTTATTTCATGTATAAAGGTACTTACGAAGCGTTACAACGTTTTAGAGGTGATATCTCTAACGCATTGATGTTTGGTAAAGGATCAGGAGATTTCTACGCAGGAGCATCTGTAGGGGATATGAATATTGGAGGAAATGCAGTACAAACTACTAACGGTCTTAAGCAAGAACTTAAGGCAGGTGGTATCTTGAACTCTGGATCACCTTACGATCATGGAACAAATGTTTTAGAAACGTTATCTACTTTAACTGCTGCTTTAAACAAAGCACGAGCACCAAAAGACTACTGGATGTGGTTAGGTACTTCTGCTAATATTGCTATCGATAACGCATTAAACGGGTTGAATGCAACTGGTTTAACTGGTGCTAGATTTTCAGTAGATGGAAAGAGCGTTGACTTAGGTGTTGACAAGTTTAGCCTATACGGAAGAACTTGGAACAAGAAGCAATTATCAATCTTAGATCACAATGAACTAGGTTCTACAGTAACAGGATCAGGTGAAATCTACCTTGTACCAACTGGACAAGTGAAAACTGCCGGAGGTGGTGGATCACAAGATTACCTACAAGTACGTTACTTAGAGGGAGATGGTAACAACTACTCTTTCAGAGAAACTTTGACAGGTGGACTTGCTCCAACTCCAACTAGTGCTGATTCAATTCTTGACGTAAACTACCAGGCTATTATGGGTCTAGAAGTATTAGGAAAAGAACACTGTGCACTTGTAACAGGATTTTAGTAATAATAAACCTTAAGAAGAGGGGAGGAAATCCCTCCCTTCTTTTTTTTTAAAACCAACAGTTAT